AACGCCGCGACAACTGAGGCCATCGAGGTCCCCGTCAAGCGCCTCGCCGGTGCCCACGACATCGACCGCGCCTTCTTTGACCTGGGCTCCAGTGACTACGTCATGGGCTACTGGGCCGCAATGGCAGAGTCATACGCCCGCCTTTCGGATCAGTACTGCTACACCGAGCTTGAGGGCCAGGCAACGGATACCGGCACTAACGCGACCCCGCTGGGCACCATTGTCCAGGCCGCGATGAGCGTTATGCCAATCGGGACCCCGTCCTTTATCGGTATCAGCACCGAGGTCTACGCCGCAATGGCCGCAGTCAATACCCAGGAGGCTCTCGCGTTCCTCGGTGGCTCACTGTCGTTCGACGGTACCGGGTCGTTCGGTAATACGTCCCTCTTTGTTTCGGACTTCGTTGCCGCTAACACGGTCATTGCCGGCACTCGCGCCGCCGCATCGTTCCACGAACTTTCGCCAGCGCTGCGCGTGAACGTGGCTAACGTGGCTAACGGTGGCATTGACGCCGGACTCTTTGGGTACTGTGCGACGGTCGTAAATCAGCCTGCGGGCCTCGCAGTCGCAACGCTGGACCTGCCGTAATCACCCCAAACCGCTACGCGCTCCGGGCCTCCCAGCGCGACGCGTAGCCCCCAGGTGCCGGGACTTTCACCCCCGAGGGTCCCGGCACCACCCACCCGAAAGGATCACCATGGCCGAGCCGTTAGTCACGGGCGAGGATGTGCGTAACTATCTGCGCCTCCAGGACTCCGCTGACGCGGCATGGCTCCAGGACGCGGCGGACGCGGCCACGGATTACGTCAACTCACTGTCGCACGTCGACGCGACAGTGTGGGACTACCGGACCCGCACCGGCGCCATCATGCTGGCCGGTCGCCTGTACTCCAGCCGCAACGCACCACTGGGCGCGGCAGGTTTCGATTCCATGGGTGGCGTGATCTCAGCTAGGACCGATCCCGAGGTGGCCCGCCTGCTCCGCATCGGGCGCTACACCCCGCCAGCCGTTGATGGGCCGGTGATCGTGGAGTGAGCGGCACCTACGCCACGGTCATGGGCGCGATGTGGGATGAAATCAACGCCCTGGGCTTACGCGTCACGGATGACCCTATGAGCGTGAACCCGCCGTGTGTCGTCATCGACCCGCCATCCATTGAGCGTTTGACAATGGGGCACTACAACATACGCCACCAAATCCACATCGTCGCGCCCGGTGGCACTGGCACAGCTGACGCACTAGCCACGCTTGACTCTATGCTCGATATTTTGGTGGACGCGCTCGACCCATCAAACATCGAACCATCCACCTACACATTGGGCAGTACCGGCGACGGTGCCCCAGCTCTAACCCTCACCCTGGAAAGGTCCAACTAGCATGACGATTACAGACTCCCGCGTACGCGCCGGTGAACTCACTTTGGACGGCGACTCCTACGCCACCCAGCCGACAAACGTACGTATCACGCCATCCCATGAGTCCGACGGCGACCGCATCGAGGTCCTGGACGGCTCCGAAATCCAACCCACCTACAAGCGCCGCAACACGCTGAACCTAGAGGCCATCCAGGACTTTGATAACACCGCTGGCCTGATCGCCCTGTCATGGGATCAAGACCTCGAAACGATCCCATTTTCATGGACCCCTGACCCCGTCGGCCCGACCTATTCCGGTGATGTGATGGTCATGGCCATTGAGGTCGGTGGAGTCGTCGGTGAACGTTTGACCACGACCGCTGAGTGGGAAATCATTGGCGCCGTCACTGTCACCCCGTACGCCCCATAAGTCATGGCTCTCGATGCGACAGTCAAAATCGAGGGCTTAGCCAAACTACAGCGGGAACTCAAACAGGCCGGCGAAGATGTCCAAGACCTGAAAGAGGCCAGCACTAAGGCCGCGCTGATCGTTTTGGCTGAGGCCAAACGCACCGCGCCGGTCCGATCCGGGGCGTTGAAGAAATCACTCCGGAAAAGTGTGACGAAAACGTCCGCCGGTGTGCTCGGCGGAAAAGCCCTAGTGGTGCCCTACGCCCAGCCGATCCACTGGGGATGGCCTAAGCGCGGTATCCGCCCTAACCCGTGGGTTTCGCGGGCCGCAGTAATGACTCAACCGCAGTGGCTACCCGGCTACATCGCGGAAATAGATAAAGCAACAGCGAAAGTGAAGGGGGCACCAGGTGGCAGGTCCCGCTAATCTCCGGATCAACATTTTCGCCAACGCCAAACAGGTCGGTACAGAACTAAACAAAACGAAAAAAAAGTTTGAAACCTTCGGCAAGGGTCTAAAGGTCGCGGGCGCTGGTATCGGCGCAGCTGTGGGCGCGGGTTTCGCCGTGATCATCGACAGCGTCCGAAAGGCCGCCGAAGAAGAAACAGACATCAAACGCCTACAGACAGCAATCGAAAACGCCGGCGGGGCGTTCGCCGGGTCCACCGATGACGTCGTGGCATGGGTCGATGAGATCAAACGATCCTCGACCTTCACCGATGATGAACTACGCCCAGCGCTGGCGAACTTAGTCAACGCCACCGGGGACGTCACCGAGGCTCAGGGGCTACTCAGGACCGCCATGGACCTATCGGTGGCGTCCGGGAAACCCCTGGACACTGTGACCGGCGCAGTGGCTAAGGCCGCTAACGGCCAAACAGGGGCGCTAAAGAAACTATTCCCGGAACTAAACACCCAGGCCAACAAGAACAAAACGGGCGCGGAACTGCTGGACATCCTCGCCGGCAAATACAAGGGCGCCGACACTGCCGCCACTAACACCACTAAGGGTGGCCTGAAACTTTTCTCGGAAAGCATTGACGATTTACAGGAGGACCTGGGCGAGAAACTGCTCCCCTATCTCCAAGACTTTACGGACTGGGCAGCCTCACCCGAGGGCCAGAAAACGATCGAAAACATCGCCGACGTCGTCGAGCTGCTCGCTGAGGCGTTCATCAAGGTCGCCGGGGGTATCGATGAAACCATTATCGGGTTCAAGTCCATCGCCGCTTTCTTCAAGTCCAAGGAATATTCACTGTGGCTGGATTTTCTAAAGTTTACGAACCCGGTGGCCTATGCCGCTCTCCGATCAACGCGCCCGGATAACCCGCGCCCATTGGCGGACCTTTTGCGCGAGGTCGTCAACGGCGTCCCCGTTTCCCGCCCACCACAGTCCAAGGGCCGCGACGAGCGCGACAGCTACCGCACATCGAGCACCACGGTTATCAACATCTCCACCCTTGACCCAGCCGCCGCCGGTGTGGCGGTGCGCCGTGCCCTGAACACGGACACCACGCGACGTGGGAACCTCAGGATCGGTGGCTGATGTCCCTCCTGCTGCTCTACGTCAACGGAAACGTGCTGTCCAACGACACAGTGCTCACCGATGTCGAGATACAAATGGGCGCACCCTACGGCGTAGGGCAAGCCTCAGGCGACCCGTCTTCGTGTACGTTCCGCGTCGCGAACCTGTCAACAGCTGACGAAATCATGCCCGGCGACCTGATCCAACTTTTCAGCATCGAGCCGGTGCTGGGCTACGTGCCACGTTTCACGGGCCGGGTCTATTCCAGGCGCATCCAGTGGGAAGGCGTCACGCGCTCCATCACCACGATCGCCGCATCCGGCCCGTTGGCCATCCTGAACCGTATCTATGTCGGCGATGACCCGTGGCCAGCGGAAACCGATGGGGACCGCCTGGCACGCATCCTGGCATTGGCTGAGGAGCAAACCGGCACCCCATACAGCGCCGATCCCGGGGGCGTCACAGTTTTGGCCCGTGATGTGGACCGCCAGCCCGCCGGCGACCTTGCCCGCCTCTACGCAACGTCCGGCCTCGGTCTACTCACCGACTCACCGGACGGCACGATCCGCTACCTGGACCGTTTCCACGCGGTGGACGTGGGCGCAGAGTTTGCCCTAACCCCCGCCAGCATCGAGGACTCACTGGACGTCATCTCGACCACTGAAACACTGGTCAACGAGATCACAGTGGGCTACGGCACGCGCGTGGACGGTGTGGAGCGCACGACGGTGAGCGCGATCAGCACCGATAGCCAGTCGTTCTTTGGCTACTACGGGGCAGATTTTGACTCCGAACTGGACGACGCGGGCGACGCCCTCGATGTGGCTAATGAGTACATCTACCGGAACAGCCTGCCCGGTAATACGTTGCCCACAATCACTATTGATCAGCGCATCCGGCCCGACCTATTGCCGGAAATCATCATCGGTGACGTGTGTTTCATCACGGGCTTGCCCCAGCCGTCCCCAAACTTTCTTTTCGCCGTGATCACGTCCTACCGGGAAACATGGGCCACGCAGTCACAATGGCAGATCGAGCTAGAACTTGTGGATGGGCGTTATTGGGGCCGCGGCACTATCTGGGATGACGTCGATGTGGGCATCCTGTGGAATAACGTGGACCCCGGTTTTACCTGGAACAATGTGGGCGAACTCATCAACGGCGCTGAGGGTTTTGACCGATGGACAGATACCCCGGCTAACTACTTTTACGACAACATCCCCGCGACCGCGTGGGCTGACTGGACAGGATAAGGACAAATGGCAACTACACCCGAGCATGGCTGGCCAACGCCAGACAACACCGACCGCGTGGCAGACGGCGCCTCAGCCATCCGCGCATTGGGCGACGCCATTGACGGCGACCTGCCCTTCATTTACACCGCCGCCGGCACAGTGGGCACCCTCGCCGCTGGCGCTGACGCATCCACCACGGTCTCGTTCCCGGCGTCCTATTTTGCGACCGCGCCCAGGGTCGTGGGCACAGCCAACACCGGCGGGACTGCGGTCGTCACGATCACCTCGATCACGACCTCCAGCTGCTCCGTGAAGGTGACAAACATCGGCGCCACCTCTATCGGTGGTGCCTTCCAGATCATCGCGGTGATCTGATGAGGACCCGACGCGGCGCCATCGGGTGGTTTCGGCGCAACGCCGCCACACGCACACGCGGATACGGCGGGCTATGCCTACGGGCCGTCCGCACCGCCTGGGACCTCCCCGGTATGTACGCGGACGCAGACACCTACTGGGCCGCAGTGCCGGCACGCCATAAGCACGCATGGGATAACAACCCGCCCAAGGGCGCAGTGGTGTATTGGCAGATCGGCAAATATGGGCACGTGGCCCTGTCTAACGGCGAGGGCGAAATCTGGGGCTCAGACCTACCCACCCAGGGCCTCGTCGGGAAAACGTCGATACACACTCCCCGGCTGAAATGGGGCGCCAAGCCCGTAGGGTGGGCATCATGGCTGAACGGTCGCACCCTGCCACTATGACCCCGATACTTTCCGCCATCGGCGCCACAGCTGCCGGTGCCCCCCTAATCGTGCTGGACGCCGCTGGGCTATCCGGTGGGATCATCATGACCGGCTCCATCATCGCCTCACTTGTCGCCATCGGTGTGGGAGTAGGGAAAGTATGGCAACTGGCCCGCGCCGCATCCCGGCACCTAGATCAACTGGAAAACCTAGACAAAAAACTAGACAACATCTCGCACCGACTAGAAACGGCTGGATTATGAACCCCATTTTACGCTCCGCCCTGATCACGTTTGTGGCCTCTTTCATCGCCCTCATCCCGATCGCGCCCCTGTCCGATGACTGGCTCCTGCCCGCCTTATTCGGCGCCGGCATCGCTGGCCTTCGCACGTTGCTCTCATGGCTGGACCCCCAAAACCCGCTATTCGGTGTGGGAAAAGTGGATCACGCCACGCCGGACGATCCCGAGGTCGTTGACATCCAAGGCTGACGTGATGGTAGTTTCACCCACGCACCGCTAACCGATCTGGGAGGATCACATGAACCTTTACCCCTGGCTCCAAAACGTCGGCTCTTTCCTGCTACTGCTGGGCGCTTTTTCCGTCGTCGGCTGGTTTTGTCACTGGATAGGCGTACAAAACGGCTACGACGACTGCCTGGACGATCTGGCCGCTGAGGTGGCCCGCCGTGACGAGATGATCAAATGAGCGCCTACCATGTGCTCATCATCGAGCCACTAGACGACGGCCTCGAAATGGTTTCCAGCGTTGGCCCGTTCGCATCGTGGACGTTCGCCCGCTCCGCCGCACATAGGTTTGAGCAAAAGCGCGACGCCGCGGGTTTCACAGCTGCCGACGTGAAGGTCCGGGTATCTAAGCAAATCGCGCCAGAGGATTTTGAGTGGACGCCCCCATCCCAGCGCCCCACGGCTGAGGTCGTCAAGATCACCCGGCAACGCAAACACCGGACCAGCGACCCACTGACGTCCCGCCAGGCTGACCTTTTCGCGTCCAGCAAATCCACTAGCGCCCGCCTACGCATCATCGAGGCACACGCCGCACACCCAAACGGGCTGACCGATGAGGAGGCCGCGATGATCGCCGGCCTGAACATGACCAGCGAATACTCCACCCGATGCTCAGAACTAAAGCGGGACGGCATCCTAGAGGACACAAACCGCACCCGCGTTGGCTCCACCGGGCTCCAGCGCACAGTCCGGCAAATGACCTCAGCGGGCCTGAACTACTGGCGCGAGCAGAAGGCGGCGAAATGACTGAACGAGAGTATGGCGCTGATAAGCGTTATGAGCTGCTAATAAGCAAG